TTACACGAATTATTACATTATGTTAAAAATAATAAGAAATATTTAATTATGGAAACATATACAGGTTGTGATAATCGTTTGTATTTTTATGATATTGTTATGAATATGGATAATTATGAAGAAATATTAAAGTATGCTAAATGTGATATTATGGATGCAGACCGCGGATGTTGTGCTAATTTTACAGATTTAAGTATACCAACTGATAATAATAATCATTTTATGCATCCATTATTGATGGATTTATCTACAGTAAAAACACAAATGCCAAAACTATTTAAAAAAATCTTACAATTTAGATATAATAATTTATATTCATTATATGATTACTATAAAATAATAAGTAGTCATATGAATTATTATAGTAATAACAATATTAAATTACTTGTACCACTATATATTCGTAAATCTGTTCAATCTATTAATATGTATATAGTTGAAGAGTGCCTATTACACTTTGCTCATGAACTATTAATTGTAACTGATAATAATTTGTCACAAATACAACAATTTGTAACTGATTTGCATGAAAATAATCATAATTTTATGAAAAATATTTATTTACTAAATAAAACAATTGATTGTTAAATGATAAGTAATCTTTCTAACTGTAATAGTTCAGGGTTGATAATTATATTATTAAGTAATTTATGATTAGATAACAAATCATTAATCTTTATGAAAATAGATGGTACTACTAATTTTAGATATTCAAAATGATAATGATAGGTTTCATGTTTACTTAACGTTAATAATATATTTTTTAAAGGTATCATAATAATAAACACAATTTCATTTATAGAGTTGTGTGGTTTTTCGGTTATATAACGTCGCATTGAACAAAAATTGTAAATATTTATTTCTTTATTGCTATCAAATAAATTTTCATAATAATCAATTTTATTTGATTTTTTGAACTTTTTAATATTAAATACGTTACTATATATATTATATTTTACTAAAATATTTACTATTGTTGTAATACATACATCTTTTTGTATATATGTATATGACGGTATATCTTGATTATTAGATATACATGTATTTATTGGAAAACATTTATCGTTTTTTTCAATTAAAGATATAATTTCATTAATCATATCTTTTGTACAGTGTACGTTAAATACTTCTTCAACAAATTCACGATAAGCAGTTTGTACAGGAGTTTCATCTTTTTCTCTACCACCGCCTGGAAAATTCCAATTATTATAATTATTTGATTTACCTAGCAATACTGAATGATTATTTTTATCATCTGTATGAATTATTGCTAAGCCAGCACCTCTGAACATATTATATTTATATGTATATAAAATTATTATATACTTATAATAATTCAATTTTTACAAGCATAATAAAGAAATAATAAAACAAATAATAAACAAATAATAAAACAAATTATAAAAATTGAAAGGATAACATCTTAAATAGATAGACAATATTAGTGCTCGTGTAGCTCAACAGTAGAGCACTGATCTTATGAGTCAGAGGTCCCGGGGGCAGCACCCGGTACGAGCATAACTTTATTTATAAAAATTGAATAATATATCATATACATTATTTATATATATTATATTATATACCTATGGATTTCTATGACAAAATTCAAACAACTTTATCTATTAGTATCCCTGCAAATCCTGATACAAAATTAATTGGATATAGTCGCGGTGCATTTAAAACAGGTTTGTTACTTGCACCATTTAATATCTTTTTAGATGCTGGTATTTGTAGTCAGTATGAACCATCTGTAATTTTAATTACTCATGGTCATGCAGATCATATTGGTGAATTATATTCTATTTTAATTGCGAATAGTAGAAAAGAAAAAGTACAGATTATTTCATCTAATACTCTAATTAAACAAGTTAGTTATTATTTAAATTCAATGGCAACTATGTCAAAAGGTAGTCCATGTACATATAATAAATGGATACCTATTAGTATTGTAGATAGTCATCAACTGCATATTAATAATAAATTGATTGAAATTGATGCTTATAAAATGGATCATACTATTGATACAATTGGGTTTGGTATTAGTGAAATTAGGAATAAGCTTAAGGTTCAATATCAAGGTAAAACTCAGCAAGAATTGGTAGAAATCAAAAAAATAGATAGTTTAATGGAACCTATTAAATTTCCATTGTTGTTTTTTGGAGGAGATACTGGTTATATGGCACTAGAACATTTACCTTTTGATATATATCCAGTTATTGTAATTGAAGCAACATATTTGAATAGTGAACATATAGATAAAGCACGTGAAAAAAAGCATTTAATTATTAGTGATTTAGAAATGTATTTTGAAAGATATACTACGACACAGTTTATATTAATACATTTTAGTTGTATCTATAAAATAGATGATATTAAGGAATACCAGAAAGTGTATGAAGAAAAATATAATAATGTTAATTTTTTTATTTAAAAAAATTGAAAAAATAATTGCCTATGGTGTTCATTAATAGTTAGTACTTCGAAGAGACACGCGCTCAACCGTTCTCTTCGCTCACAATGTCCACGCCCACTGTGTCGCTGCGGCTGTCGGAGCTCTGCCTGCACCACTTTGTCCACCACAAGACCGATGCGGATGGCAAGGTCGTGAAGACAACGCACCCGTGCACCAAGCGGGACATGTGCAAGTTCGGCCACATCGACTTGGAGGTGGCCATGACCGACGACCGCTCGTGCCAGTGGGGAAACCGGTGCACCAAGCGCGGGTGCCCGCTGACCCACCCGGGCACCACCTTCAAGTGCGACGGCTGTGCTGATATGAGCACCTGCATGGGCACTCATTTTCCTGCACAAACCGTCGACGAGCGGGTCTCTGCCGGCGGTGCCGGTCGGCCCGACAACCGCGGCGGCCCCAGCCACGTGCGCGGCGGCCACGGCGGCCCCAGCCACGTGCGCGGCGGCCACGGCGGCTCCAGCCACGGCGGCCCCAGCCACGGCGGCCCCAGCCACGGCGGCCCCAGCCACGTGCGCGGCGGCCACGGCGGCCCCAGCCACGTGCGCGGCGGCCGGTCCGACACCCGCGACCAGCCCCTGTTCACCAAGCAGGAGATGCTCACGGAGATGACGCGGATGATGATGCAGATGCAGATGAACCTGCAGCCCGCAACTGCGGCCGTGCCTCCGCCTCCGCCTCCGCCCCCGCCCTCGTCGTCCTAGAGTGGGTGACCGTGGGCCGGTATATTACCGGCCCAAAAGATCAGTGTGGTCATATGTATCTCAACAGTGCATCTTCATTGGTGAACTGAATTGTTTTATACATGTGTAATTATCACATCTGATTTTATTTTATTACTTAGATATATGAATAATACATTTATTATTATTTTATTAGTTGTTATTTTTTTTTATATATTTATAAATACATATAATAATTATTCTAATATTTTAACTAAACTATCTACAAAGCCATATTTATGGCAATATTGGGATAATATAGATAACAATCCAACACCTGCATACATTACTTTATCATTAAAAACAGTAGATAAATATTGTTCAAATAGTTTTGAAATAGTTAGACTTGATAAAAATACAATTATAAATTATATACCAGAAATTGAAGAATATAAAACACAATTAGATAAATTAATTATTGCTCACAAAGTAGATATCTATCGACTTTTTTTACTTAAAAAATATGGTGGTATTTACATGGACTGTGATATTATTTGTTTAAAAGATCCAATTGAAATTATAGAAAAATTAAAAATATATGATTTTGTTGGTTTTGGATGTACGGGTATACAATGTAATTACGGTTATGGAAAACCATCTAATTGGATAATGGCATCTAACTCAAATGGTATTTTAATTAATAGGGTATTAGATGCAGCATTAAATAAATTAAAAGTATATGATATTAAAAAACAAAAATTTACATATCACGATATAGGTAAACAAGTAATATGGGATGAATTAGATATATTAATAAAATATCAAAATTATTCATATTATCATTACCTTAATAAATTTGATGGATCAAGAGACAAATATGGTACTTGGATAAATTCCGATCTTATATTTTCGAATACTAAATTAGAATATGAAGATGAAGCGAATATGATGTTTTATGTGTTTTATAATTCAGATATTAAAGAAACAATTAGATTAATTAGTGAAAAAGATTTACTAGAAAAAGATTGGAATTGTACAAAATTTATTAAACGAAGTTTATATAATATATAAATGTGTTTGTATACTATATATATTATATTCAGGATATATATAGTAGACTATGTCATTTTTTAAAAATACAGTATTATTAATAAAAAGTATATATATTGTAGGTGTAGAATATGTTAAATATAAATTAAATTATAATAATGAAGTAGAAACATTTAATAATATAACTACTAAATTAAGTAATCTTAACATATTATATACTAAATTTTTACAATGGATAATTAATGATGCTATTTATACTAATGAAGAAATTAAAAAAAGTTTAGAAAAATTTACAGATAATGTTGAATATAAAGATTCTGATATAGACTATATGTCATTACTCGAATTAATAAACAATAACAATATTAAATTGCAATCATTTAAACCATATAAATCAGGTACAATATCTCTTGTATTTAAAGGTACGTTAGATGATAAACCAATTGTTATTAAAATGGTTAAAAAAGGTATACAAACAAAATTAGTTGAATCAATTGAATTTTTTAAATTATTAGGACGTATATCACAATATATTCCATATTTAACTAAGTTTAATATATATACATTAATCAATGATAATAGTAAAGAATTATTATTACAAACAAATTTTATAAAAGAAATAGAAAATATTGAATTATTTCATAATAAATTTAAAAATGATCCTAATGTTATAATACCAAATGTATATAATAAATATACACTTGAAAATAATAATTTAATTGTAATGGATTACATTCAAGGTGATAGTGTATATTTAGTACTAGATGAAGATAGAGATGCATATATTCGAATATTATATACATTTATTTTTGAATGTTTGTTTAATAATGATGTATTTCATGGAGATTTACATCCAGGAAATATATTATTTATAAAAGATCAAGAGAATGAAAAAAATAAATATAAAATAGGAATAATTGATTATGGTATTATAAGTACGATTAGTACAGAAATGAAACCGAATATATGTATATTTTTTAAAAAATTAGTACAAAGAAAATATGCAGAATTATTTAAATTAGTTATTGATACTTTAGTAGAACCAATTAATACACTTGATAAAGTAGAAAATATATCAAAAGATATAATTATCGATGATTTAGTAAAATCACAAATTGAATGCTCAATATTAAAATCAAGTGTTAAAGCAAATGATGTATATCATATAAATCGTGTATTAGAAAAGTATAATTTAATGTTATCATTAGAATTTTCCAAATTATTTTTATGTGTGTCATCAATGTATTCATTATTATTTATAATTCAATATCCTAATGATGAAGGTTTATTTGTTGAAGTTTTTGATGAATACTGTAAAAATAATATGTATACATATCTATATTTGATGGAATAAATAATTTTTAAATTTATATAAAATTTGAAAATTTTTTAACTAAATTAGGTAAAATATATAAAAATATAAAGATACTATAAATAACTAAAATGGGTAAATATAGTTGTACCAAATGTTTAAAAGATTTCAAACAAAAATCTCATTATGAAAATCATATGAATAGAAAAAATCCATGTGTTAGTGTAGTAAACAAATTAGAAGTATTAGTAGATAAAATAGTTGATGATAAACTAGAATTATTATTAAATGAAAAATTAAATATATCAGATGATGATATTGAAGAAAATGAAAATATTACTACTCAAGAAACTACTCAAACACCTTTAAAACCTATTATTAAATGGAGTGGTGGTAAAAGTGATGAAATTAAATTATTTAAAAAATATATTCCTGCAGATTATAATATATATTTAGAACCATTTATTGGTGGAGGATCGGTATTTTTTCATCTAGTACCTAAAAAAGCTGTTATTACAGATGTACATACAGAATTGATTGATTTTTATACTGCAATTAAACAAGGTAATGCAGATAAGATTTATGAATTTATGAAAAAAACACTGAATGATGATACAACGTATTATAAAGTAAGAGATGAAATGAAAATAGAAACACCATTAGACAGTGCGATGAGATTTTATTATCAAAGAAAAACATGTTTTCGAGGAATGTTACGATATAATAAAAGTGGTCATTTTAATATTCCATTTGGAAAATATAAAACAATTAATTATCAAGATTTAAAAAATGAAGCATATTTTGATCTTTTAGAAAGAACAGAAGTTGTCAAAGCAAGTTATGAATATGTTTTTGAAAAATATAACGATAAAGATAATTTTATGTTTTTAGATCCACCATATGATAGTGAATTTACTGATTATGGATATTGTAAATTTGGGAAAGAAGATCATATTAAATTAGCAAAATTGTTTAAAGAAACAAAAATTAAATGTATGCTTGTCATTGGTAAAACTACATTTATTGAGGAATTGTATAAAGATTATATTGTAGAAGAATACCAGAAAAATTATAAATTTAAATTATATGCTGGTAGAGTAGGTGATGAAATTAATGTAAAACATTTGGTAATTAAAAATTATTAAAGTAATTTGAACATTTGTTTGGCAAGATAATTAATATATATTTTGTATTCATCTTCAGTATCAAATTTAGATGTAATCCCTAATTCATTTAAATATTCATTGATACCAACAAGATTATCTTTAATTGTTTCATATTTTTTTAACATATCTTTTTTGATAGTATTTATTGAATGATGTCTAGTTGCAACTAGATACCATTTAATTTCATATTCTGGATATTCATTTTTTAGTTCATCACGTAATTTTTTAACTTTATCAACTGTAGCTGGTAACTTTTCTGTATCTAATTCAATATTAGATTTTAGTTCGGCATAATAAATACGTTTTTTAGGTGTATCTACAAATAAATGATCTTTCTCTTTAACATCTTTAATATTAGGTTTCTTAATATTTGTAAGATGAGATCCTTCTGAAATGATAAAATTTGTTAATATTTTTTCATTACCACATCCTAATTTAATACAATCACTTTGTCCAAGTTTATTATCTTCTTTAGATATTAAATATTTAATATCAATTAGTGAGGAAAGTGAATAGTAACTCTTAT